AAGGAGTCACCAATGACGTAGAATCTTATTCTAATTCAATGGCTGGTTATCTTAAGTCAATGTCTATGATTAGCCAAAACTGACTTTAATATTAATCAAACTATAAACATTTTAAATAGGTAAACGCAAATGTTCCAATCCGAACAGTTGCAGGAAAAGTGGGCACCACTTCTCGACTATGAAGGTCTTGATAAAATCAAAGATTCTCATCGTAGAAGCGTTACCGCCGTCCTGCTAGAAAACCAAGAAAAATTCCTTCGGGAACAACAAAGCTTTGAAAACGGCACAGGAATGCTGACTGAGCAACCAACTGTTAACACCAATTCTGGTGCTAATGCAGGTTTTGGTGGTTCAGCATCATCTCCAGTTGCTGGTTTCGACCCCGTTCTAATCTCCTTGATTAGACGTGCAATGCCAAACTTGATCGCATATGATCTTGCTGGTGTTCAACCAATGTCCGGACCTACTGGACTCATCTTCGCAATGCGCTCACGTTACAGCACTATGACTGGAACTGAGACATTCTACAACGAAGTTGATTCTGCATTCTCCGGTCAATCTGCTGGATTTAACAAGACCCAAGGTTGGTCTAGTGCTGCCACAGGTATGGGTACTACTGCCCAGTCAGGTATTAACCCTGGCGTACTAAGCCCAACTGCAACTGCAACCAACACCGCATATGACGTTGGTCAGGGTCTACGTACAGATAATGCTGAGAAACTAGATGGTACTGGCACTAATGCCTTTAACCAGATGGCATTCAGTATTGAGAAAGTTACTGTGACTGCGAAGTCCAGAGCCCTCAAAGCTGAGTACTCACTAGAACTCGCTCAGGACCTTAAAGCAATTCATGGTCTGAATGCAGAAGCCGAATTGGCTAACATTCTTTCGACTGAAATCCTTGCTGAAATTAACAGGGAAGTCATTCGTACCATTTATAAGACTGCTGAACAGGGTGCTGTTTCCAATACTGCTAATGCTGGTCAATTCGACTTAGACATCGACAGTAACGGTCGTTGGTCTGTTGAGAAGTTCAAAGGACTTCTGTTCCAGATCGAGCGTGATGCTAACGCAATCGCACAAAGAACTCGTCGCGGGAAGGGTAACATCATCCTCTGCTCTGCAGACGTTGCTTCCGCCCTTACAATGGCTGGTGTACTTGATTACACCCCAGCCCTCAACGCTAATCTTAACGTTGACGACACCGGTAACACCTTCGCTGGAACTCTGCAAGGTAAGTACCGTGTATACATCGACCCATATGCTGCTAACCTCACTGCTGCTAACGCAACTGGTGGTAATCAGTATTACGTCGCCGGTTACAAGGGTTCCTCACCTTATGACGCAGGTCTATTCTACTGCCCATACGTTCCTCTACAGATGGTTCGTGCAGTTGGAGAGAACAGCTTCCAGCCCAAAATTGGATTTAAGACTCGCTACGGCATCGTCGCAAACCCATTCGCTGAAGGCGCAACTGTTGGATCAGGTGCTCTTACTATTAACACTAACCGCTACTATCGTCGCGTTTCTGTTAAAAACTTAATGTAGAAAGAAGTTTATATCTTCTACAGTTACAGAGGGGTCTTCGGACCTCTCTTTTTTTGTCTAAATAGTTAAAAACTAGGAAAAATGCCTTACCATATAAAAAAACCTGGTCTTCCTCTTAATGCTGGCATAGGAGATGTGTACTATGTTGGTGGGTTGCAATGGGATAATACATATGCTAATAGAAAAGTATATTCATCTAAAGCAACTGCAGATGCTAGAATAGCTAATCCCGATGGAACAAATGGTGGATTTGTTAATGCTACTGTAATAACTGAATAAATTAAATGGCAATTGCAAAGAGAAAGCCTCCTGCTGAAAGGAGAGGAACTCCTATAACAAATAGAAATTTTTTAGCCCCTACTGGGTTTAAATTTGCACTGAGAAGAAGTCCTGCTGTTGCTTTCTTTTGTAATCAAGCAAATATTCCATCTTTAGATCTTGGAATAGCAGAGCAACCAACATATTTAAAAAATCTTGATGTTCCTGGCGATAAGATTCAATTTGGAGATCTTAATTTAAGATTTCTGGTTGATGAAGATCTTGTCAATTATATGGAGATTCAAAATTGGATTCGTGGATTGGGGTATCCAGAAAAAATAACTGAATTTGGTGATTTAGAAAAAACTGCAGTATTGGGAGTTGAAACTAAATTTGGTCAGTCTGGAGATGACATATACTCTGATGCTACCTTACAAATTCTAAGTAGTAGTTTAGTTCCACAATTTCAAGTAGTATTCAGTGACTGTTTTCCTTATAGTCTTTCAACTGTCACTTTCGATGCAACTGATACTGATGTAGAATACTTTACAGCAGACGTAAGTTTCAAGTATAGTATCTACAGAATAACTGATTTAGAAAATAAAAATTTAACATAATATGAGCCTCAATCTTGATTCTATTCAAGAGATGTGGGAAAAGGATTCAAAAATTGATAGAGACAATCTACATGAAGAGTCTTTGAATATCCCCTCTCTACATGCAAAGTACTTTGAGTTATATAATACAATATTCCTCTTAAGAAAAAAAGCTGAACAACAGCGTAAAAATATCCGTCACGAACGGTATGAGTATTTTAGTGGGAAAGCAGATCCAGATGTATATATAGAAAACCCCTTTCCAAAGAAGATAAGGGATAAGGATACTATGCAGAAGTATTTGGATGCCGATACAAAACTTTCCAATAGCTCGCTAAAAATTGATTATTATGATACAATGTTAGTATATATAGAGAGTATTTTAAAGGTTGTTCAAAATAGGACCTTTCAAATTAAAAATGCTATTGAGTTTATGAAGTTTAATTCGGGGTTAGGATAATGGCAATGAATTTTTATACTGCCGGTGATGGTACGAGTGGAACAAGGTCCGACGATAAAACTGAAACCCGAACTGACCTTAATATTAATATGGCCGCTGGACAATCAAGGTGGCAAACTGGTCCTAATTATGGATGGATTCATACAGAACTTTCACCTGAAGTTATGAAATATCTTTGGAAATTAATTAAGAAAGGTGAAGTAGCAAAAGATGATTATAAACAGCGATTAGCAGGAAATATTAGCACAGAATTTGGAATTATTGATGAAGATAATTATTTTCAAGATAATATTGTACTTCCTCAAGTAGAATTATTTCGTAATAATAATGGTGGAAGTGATCCAGTTAGAAATTTTGTACAAATGTCTCCTGGATCTCCACTTAGACTTACAGAATTTTGGGTTAATTGTTCAAAGCCAGGAGAATTTAATCCATATCATTTTCATGGAGGAGCTTATTCGTTTGCTATTTGGATGAAAATTCCATATGATTGGGATGAACAAAGTGAATTAAAACAATTTCAAGGAACAAAAATACAAGATAGAAAAGTAGGTTGCTTTGAATTTGAATATATTGATATGCTTGGTGGTATTAGAAATTTTGCTTATCGATTGTCAGATGCATTTGAAGGGCAAATGGTATTTTTCCCTGCATCATTGAGGCATACAGTATATCCCTTTTTTAATATACCAGGAAAACCTGAAAAGGATAATGGAACTCGTATTTCTATAGCAGGAAATCTTTGGTATGATACAACTGGAATGGGTTCGGAAGGAAATTATAGTACTATGTTGAAGGAGGCCAAAAATGAATCAGAATCTTATGATTATAGTAATGATGAATTTAAAAATAAAATTGATATAAAAAAAGAAAAGTAGAAAAACTAAACGTAAAGGATTCTCAAATCTCTAATAAATATTATTAGATTGATGGAACTATGTGAGTGACCTTATTATACAAAAGGCGAATGAGGTCTTCTTAAAGATTGAAGCAGAACCTCATATCCAATATGAATTGCGAGACCACTTCACTTTTGAAGTTGAGTCAGCAAAGTTTATGCCACAATACCGCAGTAAACATTGGAATGGAGAGATACACTTATTTGATTTAAGAAAGAAGCAGATATATGTAGGATTGTTAGATAAAATTATTGCTTTTTGTAATAGACACGATTATTCATATAAATTTGTAGATAATGAATACTATGGAGTTCCCTTTGAAATAAATGAGGGAATATCATATCAAGGTGTTAAAGATTATATGAATGCTATATGTTGTCATTCACCCAGGAAATACCAAATTCAGGGAGTATACGATGCATTAAGACATAATAGAAAGCTATTGATATCTCCCACTGCATCTGGCAAATCGTTAATGATTTATGCTCTAGTAAGATACTACACAGATAAGCACGAAAAAATATTACTAGTTGTTCCGACGACATCTCTTGTAGAGCAGATGTACAAAGATTTCCAGGATTATGGTTGGGATGCTGAGTCATATTGTCATCGTATATATTCTGGTAAAGAAAAAACTAATGAATTCCCTGTTACTATTACTACATGGCAATCTGTACATAAATTAGAACGTAAATTCTTTGTAGATTATGATGTAATAATAGGTGATGAAGCTCACTTATTTAAAAGTAAGTCATTAGTATCTATAATGACAAAATTAGAACATGCAAAATATAGGTATGGATTTACGGGAACACTTGATGGAACACAAACACATAAATGGGTATTAGAAGGATTATTTGGTCCATCTTATAAAGTAACAAGAACTGATGAATTGATGAAAGAGGGGTATCTTTCTCAATTAGATATTCAATGTCTTATATTAAAACATCCATCTCAAAAATTCGAAACTTATCAAGATGAAATTCTATATTTAATTGAGCATGAACAACGAAATAAGTTTATAACAAATTTAACTTTAGATTTAAAAGGAAATACTCTAGTATTATTTTCTAGAGTAGAAGCACACGGTGCGGTGCTTTATGAAAAGATAAATACAAATAAGCGAAGTGATAGAAAAGTATTTTTCATTCACGGAGGTGTTGATACAGAAGAAAGAGAAGTAGTAAGAGAGATCACTGAAAATGAAAATAATGCGATCATCGTTGCATCTTATGGCACTTTCTCTACTGGTATTAACATTAAGCGGTTGCACAACGTCATTTTTGCGTCGCCTAGCAAATCCCGCATTAGAAACCTTCAGTCAATTGGTAGAGTACTCAGAAAAGGTAATGGAAAAGTAAAGGCAACTTTATATGATATTGCTGATGATTGTACCAAGAATGAAAGAAGAAATTATACATTAAATCACTTCATAGAACGAATTAAAATCTACAACGAAGAAAATTTTAATTATGAGATAATCACAATACAATTAAGGAAATAGATATGATCGAGGATGATTTTTACGCAACATTAAAACTTAAATCTGGCGAAGAAATATATGCCAAAGTAGCAGCTTCTGAAGAAGAAGGTAGGACAATGTTAATTATTCATAATCCTATTGTTATATCTGAAATTAAAGCAAAGGGCGGTATTGTTGGATATAAAGTAGAACCCTGGTTAAAAACAGCAAAAGAAGATATGTTTATTGTTAATTTAGATAATGTTATTACGTTATCAGAATCTTCTGATTTACAAATGATTAATATGTATCAGAATTTTCTTAGAGATTCTCAGAGAGGTCCTCAAGATCAACCAAAAATGAGTAGAAGAATGGGATATATTGCTACTGTTGATGATGCAAGAGATTACTTAGAAAAGATCTTTATTGATAGTCCTAAGAAAGATACTAAAAGTTAGCTATAACTATTTTCTGAACCCTCACAAAGGTTATTCTACTTGGTTTTTAGAACTTGTCAAGTTCCGATAGAAATGTTATACTATCTACATAATAGTGATAAAGACTTATGATAATGAAGGCAGGCACTATGGCAAAACGCAAAAGGTCGGAGCACTATGTTAACAATAAAGAGTTTCTTGCTGCATTAATCAAGTATCGTGAAGATGTAGAGATTACTTATATTAAAAAGTTTGGTGAACTCCCAGATAAAGCAGGTAGAGGATCTAGATGGGATACTAAACCAGTCATCCCCAGATACATTGGTGACTGCTTTTTAAAGATTGCAAATCATTTATCATTTAAACCAAACTTTGTAAACTACATGTTCAAGGAGGACATGATCTCTGATGGAATCGAAAATTGCGTTCAGTACATACATAATTTTAATCCTGAGAAATCCCAAAATCCTTTTGCTTACTTTACGCAGATTATACATTATGC